GGAATGGAATGCTGATGCCGCCAGAGCTTTGTGAAGTTATTAGCGGTGTGGCTTGGTGGCGCGGCGAAGAGATAGCCGGTAAACCGCGTGTGAGGGTGCAGGCGGGCCGCTCATAGTGAAGGTGCCTACCATAGACCCCAATGATGCGCGCCTTGCACAGCACGCTAGGGACGCACTGGAAGAGGTGCTGGCGCGTGACCCTGTGTGTATCTTGTTTGTGTACGAGACGCACAAGCAGTTTGGCTATGCGAGCATACCGGCATCTGCGGCCATGGTGCATGGTTTGTATATGCATTTGGGTGGACTGCTCATGCCACCGGGGGAATGAAAAACCCTCCCCCGCCACAAGAAAAATCGGGTTTCCGGATTACAAATTACTCATCTTCAGGCAACAGCCTGCCTTCAAACTCGTATGTGCCGATGTGAGACAGTTGCACCCATGGTGCCACGTAAACCTTGCCGCCCGCACGCCGCCAGGCTTGGCAGAAATGGTAATCCTCGCTCAGCAGGCGGTCACTCTCGGGGCAGATGGTGACATCAAAGAAAGCGTGGATAGGCTCTGGCTGTAGGGTGCCTGACAGGTCGGCCACATCGTTCATGTAGCTGTCCGTGATAGGCTCTAACACCTCAAACACGCGCCGCTTGATGAGCATGCAGCCGGTTCCGGCGTTAAGCACCTCTAGGGGCTGGTTGTTGGGCGTAGTGGCGCTGTTAGCGCCGTCCAGCAGGTTCACCACGAAGCTGCCAGTGTAGTATTTAAGCTGGTCATGCGGCACGCCGCGCTTTACGGCCTGTTCCACGCCCCACCAGTTGATTTCCTTCTTGGGGTAGATGCCGGCGAGCAGGTCTTGGTCTGCTTCCACCATTGCGATGATGTGCATCGGGTCAAACTTGATGTCTGCGTCGATGAACAGCAGATGCGTGAAGTCCGTTTTCAGAAATGCCTTGGTCAGCGCGTTGCGGCCACGCTGGATAAGGCTTTCGTTGAATTGCAGCACAGATTGAAACTCCCAGCCGCGGTTTTTAACCGTGTTGGCAAGCCCCATCATGGCTTGGTTATACCAGCCCGTGCACATGCCGCCGTACATAGGCGTGGCTACCATAAGTTTGACGTGATCCATTAATTCCAATCCTCTCTGTCTTTGCACCGTGCGCAGATGCGGTTGCGTCTTGCGTCATAGCTGTCGAATGCGTTTAAGCACTTTAGGCACTTCACGCGGGTGGTGTTGGGCTTTTCCTTCACCACGCGAGGCTGTCTAGGGGTTAGTGCTGCCGCCATGCCTTTTTCGCGCGGGCTTTCGCCACCACGCCAAAGCTGGGAAACCTTGTTTTTAATGCTGGCATAGTTTCGATCTAGCTTCTCGGCTATTTCGCGGATGGTGCATTCCTCTTGCAGCAAGTCGAACAGACGCTTGTGTTCTTCCGCGGTCCATCGGATGCTGCCCGGGTGAACGCCGCCTATGACCTCAGGAGACCACCGTAGGCGCTGCCTGACGGGCTTAGCTTCTTTTGGGCGTGGGCCGGGCCAGGTTCTGGGCAGCACATGGGAGCATATGCGGCGCGCGGTGATGGGCGAGCAGCGAAACTCCGCGGCCAGTTCTTCTAGCGATGCGCCTTCCCGCCGTTTTTGGCGAATAGCGTCACGTTCCTCTGGCGTAATAGGCTCACGTCGCCTTGGCCTCATGGCTTCACCTCCAAGGCTGCGCGGGCGATTTCTGCCCACACGCCGTAGCCGTCCGGGGGATAGGTGTCGCGCTGGTTGATTTGTTCCAACGCCGCCCGCAGCCGCGCGTTTTCATATTCTAAATCGCTTAGCTTGTTAGCGACTTGTTCCAAAAATCCACCATAGTTCAAGCCAGAGGAAAGAACGCCAAGTTCATACCGCATCTGGTCAATTTCATTATCAAATTGCATATCAAAGCACCCCCGGCGCTGCTGCGAGCATGGCGGCGTAGATTTCAGCCACCTCACCAGGAGATGGAAGATACCCAAGTTTAACCATGGCGACTGATCCTTCGCTTTCCATGTTAAAGGTCGGCTCAACCGGCACCACGGCCCAGCCTGCCGCGCGGATGGCGGCGAGAACAGCAGTAACTGATCCGACGATTATGTCGCAGCTTTCTGGCGGACGAACTGTGCGAAAAGAACCGCGATACTTCTCTGGAAGGTTTAGATCGTGATCATTGTGCAGGCCTTCGGCCATCCGCTCAATCAGTTCGGCTTCGTCTTTTGCTGGTTCGCTCATTCTTTTCTCTCCTTTTTCATTATTGGTATGAAATCGCTTAGGCGCAGGATCACAACAGCTTCGCGCCTGTCGCCCCTTGCCACCACCAGCGGGATTTGCCCCGGCCTGGCAGCGCGCGTGCATTGGTCTAACCAGTCATAAACCGCTATGCTGGCCCGGCGCTTGCACTCCACCATGTACGCGCCAAGGTCGATGTCTCCACCGCCATCGCGCGTTTGGTCTAGGTTGCGCGCAGCGTCTATGCCGGCGTCCTTTAGCGCGTTGACTATTTCGCGCTCAAAAACTTGGCCGCGGGTGCGCTGCGCCTTGCCCATCAGATTGCTACCGCCATAGCGTCTAATTCCTTGTGCCGTTGCTTGTGACAGGGCTGGCATAGCCACATCACTTGCAGGGGATGGTCATAGCTATCGTGATGAGCCATTGATTTTTCATGCCCGCAGCGTTCGCAATTGGAGCGTTGCAGGACGCCTTTCTTCAAAGCACGCGCAACCGCGTTGTGGCAGCGCATATAACGGGGATCGGATTGCCGCCTTCGTCTAACGTTGGCGACGTTTTGAGCCTTTCGGTGCGGTTGTTTGGCGCGTTCAGAATCATACTGCCTAATCCTTTCTAAGTTGTTCATTCTGTGGGCCGTGACCGCGGCTCGATGGCACGATTTGCATTTTGCCATGCGCCCATCACCTGTCGATTGTGGCTGTTTGTAGAAATCCTCGATCAACAGGACAGATTTGCAAGCGGAACAGGTTTTAATGGTGGACACGCTTTGTCTCCTTTAGGGGGAAATCAAAACTACCACAGTCCTCCCCACCCTAAAAGGGTAGGTCATCATCGATACGCGTGCTACCACCTGGCCGATAGCTATTCTCCCGCTCCTTCAACTTGTCAGGGTCGGGCTTCCAGTCAGGGTCAGGCTTCCAGCTATCAATGCTAAGGCTAACCATAGGCCCGCGGCGGCTGGTTTTCTGCCATCCTGCCAGCTTGACCGCTTCGCCGGCCTTGTAGTCCCGATCCAGAATAAGGTTGCCCTTATAGTCAGGGCCTTTCTCGCTTTTCTTCTCGGTGCTGAAAATTGCGCCCTTGCCGGGCTTGTCCGCATATGTGCCGCTCATTCTGCGGGTTCCTCGTCTGTTTCGGGTTCCATCCACGCTTGGTTAGCGCGCTTGAAGGCACGCAGCTTTTCCAGCTTATCATCCTCGGGGATGCGCTGGTTGGCCGCAATGCTGTCCACAACCTTGTAGTAAGCTTGGACGGCTTCCGCCTCGGTTTCAAACGAAGCGTAGATCGTGCCGTCAGGCTTGAAGAGGTGGACGGTTAGTTCGCTCTCCGGTTCAGGCTCAGGCTCTGGCACAACGTCCACCACCCTAGCACCCTTGGGCGGCGTAAAATCGGCGACTTCCTCGGGCGTATAGACCCCTGCCACACAGGCCGGGAATACGGTGCGGATGCCTTCGCTGATGCACCTAGCGCGGAGCATGGCGCGCGGGTAGTTCCTCCAATTCTCCTTCTTCGTGAAGCCCAGCCGGTGCGCCATTTCCATGGTCCAGCTAATGCTAACCTCGCCGCCCTGGGGATGGGCAAACAGGCCCGTCACCACCTCATCGGTATATGAGGTCCAGTTGACCTTGCCCCCAGAGGTTTGGAAGCGGGCCAGCATGGCGTCACTCTTGAGCGCGGGACGGCCCTGGATGACATGGTAATCCCGCATGGCTATGGCCGGGTGCATGTCCTCAGCTTGGCACAGCAGCATGATAGCCATAGCTTCCGCTTGGTTTTTGAAGCCAAACATTTTGCTGTCAGCCGCCACTTGCGCCATCTTTTGGATGTCGGCCATTGGCACAAGGTTAGACATCGGTAATCACCTCGCCCAATGTGCGGTTGCATTTCACCAACTTGCCGGCCACGCCATCGCGCAGGATGTCCAGCAGGTGGATGCGGTTCGTTTTGCCCATGTGCGGCAGGGCGTGCAAATCGCGCTCACTCATGTCCAAAACGTCCTGCCAGGTCATGGCCCCATCGTGCGCCATAAGCACCGTCTTCACGCGCTTGTTAATTTCTGTGTCGGCAACCCGCCACTCTTTCCAGTCACTCATTCTGCTTTCTCCTTCAAAAGAAAACGCCGGCTTCCCGGCTGCTCAACTACAAAACTCTCGTAGATGTCTGGGTATGCCGTCTTGAACAGATCGGCACTAAACCGCTTGCTAGGCTTGGCAGACTTCCATGTGGCGAGCGTGCGCCCGTCCAGCGTCTGTATCTCAGCATTGTCACCCATGGCGCGCTGTATAGCCGTCTGTAAGCGGTCCTCTTCGGCTTCAAAGGCTTTGATGCTGGCCTTGATGCCCGCCAGGCGCTTAGCCGCCTGTTCAAGTTCTAGAGAGGCTGTGGCAACGCCCTCGGTGCTGACAGGGTAAGCCGCTTTGCACTGTGAGACGCTTTCCGGGTCAGGCAGGGTGTTGGTCTCTACCATGGCCCATAGCTTCGCCATCTGCGCTATCTGTCCTTCCTTCTCATCCTCTGAAAAATTCAGACGGAAGGTGCGGAACCGCTGCCCGCCAAAGAGAATGCACAGATACACTGTATCTACGCCGAAACACGCCGCCTCGTGGCAGCACTGCGCCCAATCGGCATTGGAAACCCGCACAGGCTCGCCGGGTTCGCTGTAATTGTAAATATACGCTGCGTTGTAGTTCTTGCACTCCACCAAGAACGAATTGTCCGCGGCGATGTAGTCCCCGTGGGATTTCAACCACGGATACCGCGAATGCGTAGCCACGCTATCGCCCAGAGCCTTAAGCTGGCCCAATTCCTCGCTGGCAAAGGCGGCGATGGTGCTCTCCATCCGCAAACCCATCTGAACCACTTCCACCTCGCTCAGATCGGGGCGTTCAGCGCGGCCAATCTTCTCGGCCACCACCTCAAAGGCTTTGCCGCTGACAGCCCGGCGGCTATCGGTGCTCCACCAGGCGCTGCGGCGCTCGTCGGGACTAAAGCCGCTCATATCATTGTCTCCCCGCCCTCATCAGCCGCCACACCGACTATCACCTCAGAAAACGTGACATCGCTCACAGGTATTTGTTTGGCCTCAGCAATTTTTGTTGCCTGCTTATGGAGAGCACGCATAACGGCTATCGCACCACGCTCAAAAACCCCGGCAAAAATGTCATCGGCCATTTTCAATTCCTGTTCGAATAACACTTCCTCTATGCTCATATCACAACCTCCACCAGCTTACGGGTGCCTGCAAAATACTTGTTAATGGCTGTAGCCAAGGCCGGCAGCATCACAGTCGGGAGATAGACCGCATCGCGTATCAACTCAGCGTCGTCATTCTCCATCACAATCTGGATGTGAGCGGATTCGTCATCAATGTCCAGATAGACGGTCCAGAGATCGTCCGAATCCGCATATTTCCCAAAAAATACCTCTTCCATCGCGCGTCCCTTTCCTTGTTGTAGCGCGACACACACTTTATCGACGGTTTTGATGCGGTCAAGCGGAAAAATGGCATAGGCCAAAAAAAACCCCCAGCCGCGAAGCCAGGGGTCAAGTTCAATCATGGGAGAGACCGCGGGGAGGAAGGGACCCGCGAGCGCATCATGCCTAACGCAAACGCCTATTGCAAGGCTCACCAAAACCCCGTATGCGCACATTGTACGCATTGTACACAACCAACGGAGAGACACATGAGCAGAACCATCCCTATCCGCGTGCCGGATGATATTTTTGAAGCAATTGAAGCCATTAGCCAGCGCACGGAGCACACGCGCAGCTATGTAGGCCGTAGGCTGCTGGAAGAGGGCTTGAAGGGCGAGTTGTTTGGCAGCGCCGTGAAGCCCCGCAAGGCCGTGCAACAGGCCGTTAAGCCGGAAAAGTTTTGGCTTGAGTCTACCAGCTCCGTATCAAAGGAAAGTTGGCTTGAGTGGCACGAGTATCGTCAAAAGAAGTCTGGCAAGG